ATGAGAATGGGAACCCATTACCTGATGAACTTCTTGCTATAAGATTTGAAGGTAAACTAAACGAAACTGATGATGATTAATCATGGCTAAATTACCAAAAGATCCCTTGGTATCTGAAATTTTTAGAGCAGTACATGGGAAGAAGACAGTCGCACAAAAGGTTGATCTTCTAAAACAATACAAACGTGACGATGTGAAGGCGATTCTCATCTGGAATTTTGACAGAGGTATTGATAGTGCAGTACCTGAAGGTGCAGTTCCATACCAAGTCAATGATAGTCCTGCTGGTGTAGGTCACACAAGACTTGTACATGAGTGGAGAACTCTATACAATTTTATTAGAGGTGGGAATGATAAACTCTCTAACATGAGAAGAGAAAATTTATTTGTTCAACTTCTTGAAGGACTTCATGCTGATGAGGCAGAGATAGTATGTCTAGTAAAGGATGCAGACCTACAGTCCAAGTATAAAATCACACGTAGTGTAGTTGAACAAGCATTTGGAGACGAGATAAATTGGAGAGATAGGTAGCTTGACTATATACTATACATGTGTTAGAATTAACACAACGTTCAACCCCCTTCGACAGGGGTCGCAAGTAAGCCGACTCGGAACGGAATCGTTCATCCTCTTTGAGGACGCACAAGTTGACTGAAGGAACGGCATTAAAACCGCCCATTACTTTAGGAGAAACCCAATGGCACAAGTCACTTATCGTGGTGTCGAGTACGACACTGAGGAGTACAACGCAGCAGTGATTGAAGAATCACTAAAGCGTAACAGACACGATCTAATGTATCGTGGACTCAAAGTCAGAAGCAAGGCAAAAGCCTGCAGTTGAAAACAAATCGAGGAGGGGGTTGACCCCTCCTTTTTTTATGCTATAATATGTACATCGGAGCGACGGTTCTGATATGGGAGTGACTGAATAATCTTTCTGGCATATAGCTGGATAAGGTGATGAGACACAGGTGGTGCTGCTTCTTCGGAAGAACCGACAAACCAGTCGGGTCTCAGGCAGAGATGTAAAATTTACTACTGTAGTAATGCCCGTCTCTTGTTGGTAATACAGAAACCCAACCTCCCCCACACACTATTTTATTATGGATAAAGATAAACTGAAAATCATAGTCTCTGACCTAGAGATGTTATTATCTGCACTCAAAGCAGAAGTTTACTCGGATGTAGAGTCTTATAGATACTCTGACATAGAACCAAGTGAAGAAGACTACGACGAAGTACTATGACAGTAAAACTTGTAAGCATTACTCCTGATGCTGAACAGATGATGGCATACATTGCCAGAGTATCTAATCCATCTAATCAGGAGAACGAAAAGTATTCTGGACTGCTGAAGTATTGTATTAAACACAACCATTGGTCTGTGTTTGAGCAGTCTACTATGACAGTAGAGATTGAGACTACTCGTGCTATTGCAGCACAGATCTTACGTCATAGATCATTTACTTTCCAAGAATTTAGTCAGAGATATGCAGACACTAATTTATTAGAAGCAATTCAATTACCTGAGTTGAGAAGACAAGATACAAAGAATCGTCAGAATTCTATTGATGATTTAGATCCTGAGGTGATAGAGAAACTGAATAAACAAATGAAAACTTTATTCAGTTCTGGACAGGCATTATATAATCAGATGATTGAGTCTGGTGTTGCTAAAGAGTGTGCTAGGATGGTACTACCTTTGTGTACACCAACTAGGATATACATGACAGGATCATGTCGTTCTTGGATCCACTATATAAATCTAAGGTCTGGTCATGGAACTCAGAAGGAGCACATGGTGATTGCAAAGGCAGTCAAAGATGTATTTGTTGAACAGTTCCCTGCTGTTAGTGAGGCATTAGAATGGGAAAAAGAATCGCAGGAATAAATCTTGCAAAGAATGGGTCACTCGTTATATTACATGATGGTGAGATAGAATTTTACTTAGAGGAAGAACGTGTCACAAGAATCAAAAGAGATGTCAGTGCGAAGGCTCTTGCCGATAAGTATATTGATTCTAGTATTGATGCTCTTACCATATGTGATTGTTTTACAAGATATACTAGACAAACCTACCTCGAAAGAACCAGAGCCAAGAACGAGCTCTGTAAAATTGCTAAATCAAGAGGGTGTTTATCTATTGTAGACTATAGAGACAGGCATCATGAATGTCATGCTGCTAATGCATTTTATAATTCAGGGTTTGATGATGCAGTATGTGTAGTGATGGATGGGAAAGGTTCATTTTATACAGATGATAGTATATCACAAGCATCAGGTTATGGTGATGCAGGTGTTGCTTTGAGGTGTGCAGAGATAGAAAGCATCTATGATTATTCTGGAGAATTCATACCCTTATTCAAACATTACTCTACCTTTTGGAGTGAGGAGGAATCTGAATTACTTGATGAACCATACTGGTATAAAGGAAATCTTTATAGTGATAGAACTAGTATTGGTCAGGCATTCAGAAGAGTTTCTAGGTACTGTATGTTTGATGAGATAGAAGCAGGTAAAACTATGGGTCTATCTGCTTATGGTAGAGGTGATGTGAACTTATTCAATGAAGAATACAATCATAGTCTATGCAGTAAGGATTTGTATGTGTCAGGTAATACTACAGAATATCATGGTGCTGATCTTAGGATAGAAGATCTAGCATATAATTTACAGAAATCTGCTGAAAAACATGCAGTCTTTATGATAAAGAAAGCAGTTGAGATGAGTGGGAAGAAGAATGTTGTGGTGAGTGGAGGATTCTTCTTGAATTGTTCAGCAAATCAGAGTATAATAAAAGAGTTAGACGTAAACCTATACGTAGACCCTATCTCATATGATGGTGGTATTGCTATCGGTTCTGCATTATTATTACATTATGAACATCTTCGTAACTGATCCTGACCCTGTTGCATCTGCACAGTGTCTACCTGATAGGCATGTAGTCAAGATGCCACTTGAGTCATGTCAAATGCTTTCCATTGTTGCCTCTGCTAGTTGGGGTCATGGATTCGGACACTTACCTAAGAAGAAGACTGGTACATGGTATGCTACTGCCAAAGGTGCATTCCGTAATCATCCATGTACTATCTGGGCTCAAGATAATTTTACTTGGTTGATACAACATGGTCTTGCTTTATGTGCTGAGTACACGCATAGATATAATAAGATTCATTCTTGTCAACTTACTCTAGAGTATGCTGACATAATATTTCCAGAGTCTCCTACTCCAACCTCATTTACTAGAGCAATGCCTGATGAGTATAAACATGACACAAGCATTGACACTTTTACTGCTTACAAAAATTACATTAGCAGCAAACCTTGGGTTGCATCTAATTATCTACGTGACCCATCCAGAAAACCAAATTGGTTATGAAAAGCATTTATCTCGGACCCACATATGATTTGTCTGCCATTGATGGTGATAGTATTACACCTAGGCAGGTAGCATCCCTATTATCTTTTGGTGAGAAGGATGTAGACCTTGAGTCTGGTAAGTTTTATTCTATGCAGAACCGTAAGGTCATAGCAATCTTTCAGGGTAGGTCGGAGGCAGGACCAAGAGCATTAGGTAATCGTTCTATACTATATGATCCTAGAGATCCAGTAGGTAGGGATAAGTTGAATATGATCAAGCATAGAGAAGCATTCAGACCCTTTGCAGGTACAGTTCTAAAGGAACATGCTAATAAGTATTTTGACATGGCAGGACTAGATGAGTCACCTTACATGACCTTTGCTGTTGATGTGAGAGAAGAGTGGGTGGATAATATACCTGCAATAAATCATGTTGATAATACATGTAGAGTACAAACTGTTACAAGAGAACAGAACCAACACTTCTATGATTTGATAGTAGAGTTTGAAAAACTCACATCAATACCCATACTACTCAACACATCATTCAATCTAGCAGGTGAACCTATGGTCGAGACACCAGAGGATGCTATCAGAACACTAGAGGGTAGTGACATAGATTACATTTACTTTCCAGAGATCGGTAAACTCAGGGGAAAATGACTTTTTATTTTCATTTATTCGGGAAAAAAAACTCAGCAAATTTTTTGCCCCCTAGGTTTTTATGAATATATTAGGAGTAAACTTATCTAACAACGCATCCATCTGCATTATGAAAGATGGTGTGATAGATTTGTATCTGGAAGCAGAAAGAATCAATAGAAAAAAGTATAGTAACTCAATCAAATCTTTATTACATTTAATTACATGTGATATAGATGTGATAGCAGTAGCAGATTCTTACTGGGATAAACCTTCCAAGGAATTACAATCAGTAATGGAATTGAGGAAGGTGATAAAGATGTTTCCTAAGGCTAAGGTCTATGACTATCGTGATCGTCATCACATGACTCATGCTGCATGTGCATGGTATCGATCTGGGTTTGATGATGCAGTTGCTATTGTAGTAGACGCTAATGGATCTAAGATCAATAGAATAGAAACAGAGACTATGTATGAGTTACCATCATGGAACGTGATACATAAAAAGTATTTTGATGAACAGGATGTAGGTATAGGTAAAGAGTTTGAACTGTGTTGTGTCGGACATGGTTGGCATCACATGGATGCAGGTAAGGTAATGGGTAAGGCATCTTACGGACCTACTCTTGGGTCTGGATCTAATGATTGTTATATAGTACAGAAGAAGTGGGAAAGAAGAGCACTTGAACTAGCAAAACTAACAGACAAAGACTTGGTGCTCGTTGGTGGTTGCTTCTTGAATTGCACTGTTAATTACATGTGATATAGATGTGATAGCAGTAGCAGATTCTTACTGGGATAAACCTTCCAAGGAATTACAATCAGTAATG